TCTTGGGCTGGTTCTTGCCTGCGGCATATATGGCCGCCCCTTATGCGGTTCGGGGCGGCTATTGGTTAGGAGGGCCCGTTTTTCGCCACGGAGCCAGGCAGAAGAAAGAAGGGAGTGGGTATCTCTACCCACCCCCATTTTCTCATGTATTTTGAACCCTGTCCCCTATATCTAGGATTTTCAAAAATTTTTTTGATTTTTTTCGGGCAGGAATCGTATGAATGTCTCTTCTGTCTCAAACTGTGCTCCACACGCTGAACATCTCCTCCGGCGGACAATTTTCCCTTCCGGCGTTTCCCGCGTATCATACACATAGCTATCCTCTCCGCAAACCGGGCACATTCGGGCCGCTCGTTCTATGTCCAGCATCCCGCTCATGTTACGCCCTCCCTGGTCCGCCGGTCCCACCGCTCCAGCTTCCCGGCCTGGATCCGCGCCACCTGGCCCCGGTCTACAAAGCTGATGGCCTCCAGTGTCTCCACGCAGTTGAGCACGTCGGCCACCTCCTCGTTGATAAGGGCCCGCGCCTCGCCCTGTGTCAGCGGCGTGGTGCCCACCAGCACCCTGCGCATCTTGAGCACTGCCTGGGCCAGCTCAGAGCACTCCTCCGCGCACTGACACAGGATCTCCTCCGGTCCAAGCTGCTCCGCGATCCGGCGGAGTGTATCATTATCGCTCATCGGCAATCTCCTCCCTCAGCGCCTCCGCGCTGTCAAGATACTGTGTGCTGTACATCCCAGGCCGCCACCGCTCCAGCCGGATCAGGTAGGGCACGGACCAGGCCCGGGAGGCGGGGCAGGTGCTCACCCGCACCCGCAGCGCCCCCAGCGTCCGCTCGATCTCCATCTCACCGCAGCGGCGGTGGGCCCGGGCGATGGTCTCCAGATCCTTGTCCGTCAGAAGATTATCCATCAGCGTCCATCTTTGCCCCACAGTTGGGACAGTAGTTTGATTTTCGATCACTCCACATATCGCAGCAGCTTGACACATAGCCTTTGTCTACGGGAATCCCGCTGCGATATTGTTTTACCCACCGCCCATGCCGCACCGGCTCCACA